CACGTTGGACGGAGAAGTGGCGCTCCTGCCGCTCCGCTACAGCTACGACGATATTCCAGACGAGCAAGACTTTTCGAAAGCGTTTGGGGCGGCGATGACGGTCTGTGCTCGCATCCTGAAAATGAACGATCTTGAAGAGCTTGAGGCGGAGGTCTCTCGTTACGCGGACGAACACTACGGACGCGCCGCATGAATAAATGGACGAAAGCTGCTAACGGCGAGCCCTGCGTGAAGTGCGGAAGTATCGGAACGACCGTACTAGCGCATTACAGCGGCCCTCGTCAGCACGATTACGGCAAAGGCAGGAGCATTAAAGGCGCTGACTTGATCGGCGCGCATTTATGCAATGGGCCGGGATCATGTCACGAGTACTTCGACACTTACGAATCGGATAACGACTGGGAACGTTCTGAGGAATTTCTACACTGCGTCGCAATGACGATTATCCGTCTAGTACGCAAAGGGTTAATCAAATGAGTGACCTCATGGCCGAGAAGGTAGTCACCGACTGGAAACTCTCCGGCGAGCACATCAATTCCGTGCAGCAGGCAAGTATCGAGGAATTAGTGCGCCTGTCCAAGCTAGCTCATTTCGTAGATATCCGTGTTCGGATTAATGGTGAATTTCGATGGCTTCAAGCGGATTGGCTGAAATGGCTAGAGAAAACTCCATGAGCGAAAGTCATCTCCCTTCTGAGAAGCGGTTCCCTGAGCTTTCGTCATTTGAGCTGGAATTGGAATCAGCCCAAGGAGCATGGACTACGTTCCGCGCTAATGAAGACGAGCGAGCGGCGCATGTATTGGCAGACGGCGATGCGGTTTTGACGATGCTCGCTGGCGGCATCGTAACTGTAGAGCGCGATGGACTTCGGACACGATGCAGATTGACGCCCAAAGCGTGGTTGGAGAAGCAGCAATGAGTGATCTTCTTTCCAAAGACACTGTGGCCTTGTGTGCCCTAGTCGCGCGACTGCATGCTGAGCATTCTCATGGGTTATCGGATGATGCAGCAGATGCGATTGAATCGCTACAGTGCGAGCTAAGCGAACAGGCTCGCTTACTGGGCGCTGGGAGCGAACGAGAGGCCCGCTTGATGGCACGTATCGCTGAGCTTGAGCGCGAACTGGCGCAGGCCAAAGACGAGATAGCGGCCATCAAGCGCACGCGCGCACAAGAGGCTCAATACGATCACATGTGTTACGAGCTGGCGCAGGCGAAGGAGCGCATTGCGGAGATGGAGCGCAAGCTGAAGAACTACGAGCCAACGGATCTCTATAACGGCCTTACCATTGAGCAATGGAAATCCAGGGCCAAGGCTGCTGAGAGACGCGCTTTCGAACCGCACTCCGCTCTCCGAAAGATTGTAGACCTGCAAGCTGCAGATGATGGTCTATGGTTTGAGGCTCGCACCGCATCCGAAGCGTATCTGCAGCAGGAATTGCGCAAGCTGCATGCCGCTATTGAAGCTGAGCCGGCGAAGCCAGAGAGCGAACCGAAAGACGTGCGATTCCCGCGAACGCCAGATAGACAGCCTTCTGATTGGCTTATTGAGAAGTCATTCATCTTTAAGGTTCTCGAAGCTCACGAGGCTGTGCCTGAACACTATGACATCACGCCAGAAGAGATTGAGGAAATTTTGATGGCGGTGGAGAAAGTGTGCTCTAGCGCGCCTTCAACGAAGAACTTGGAGCAGTCATGAACTTCGATGAGGTACCTTGGGATTGGCAAGCGACCGCAACACTGCGCTGGAGCGCTGGCAAACTGCAACAGATTTGGCATAGGAAGGTCAGCGAGATTTCTTCGTTGACCAACCGTCCCGCGCTTCGCATGGAAACAGAATGGCGAGATGTTCCGGTTGAGCAAGCACCTTCGGAAACGAACTCCGATGTGCTCGATATCCCAGACTTCCTGCGCAATCAAGATAATCTCAAGGCAGAACGGGCAACGCACCAAGTTCCCGTCGGCCACTTCTGGCGCAGCGACTCCAACCTGTTCTACTGCCGCCATTGCGGGCAGCATTACGACAAACATCTGCATACGGATGAGGCTTCGCGGTGTCCGACGGATCAGGAAACGAGAGATGAACAGTTGTGCCCGGCCTGCGATGGGGTCGGCGGCGGAATCACTAAAGACGGCATCGAGCTTGAGTGCAGCCGATGCAATGGGCGCGGCGGAATACCTCTGAACACCGGAGAGGGTCAGTCATGAACGAACAGTACTGGATCGATGGCGCGCGGGAATGTCTGGACGCCGAAGGCATCTCGGCGACCGACGAGCAGGTCGAGCGCATCGGCAAGCGCCTCGCTGGCGGCGCTGAGGTAGAGGCTGAGTGCACGGGAATCATCGAACAGACGAAGTCGTGCGCTACCAAACAAAAGACGCCAGAGCAATTGAAGATAGAGCGGCTCGAATATGCCGTGCAGCGATTGGCAAGCCGGCTCGGTGTATCGGTCGATGTCGATCGATGCGAGATATTGTTCTACACGCCCGTCGGCACATCACATTGGGGCACGACGCGCGAGCGTCTTTGAGCGAGAACCATGAGCCTTAGCCGTACGGCAATCGAGTTGAAGCTGGAGCGCTGGGAAATAAGCGAACTCATCGAGCGGCTGCGCGACATGCAGTACCGAGCGGCTGACAAGCAAGAGTACGGCGACGCGGCTAACTACAAACAACGGGCAAATGAGCTGGAGCAGTTGTTGAAGACAACACCGCTTGAGCCCGCAGTCTGATTGACACTGTTACCAACTATGGAGATTGAAATGCGAACGATCAACGACCATAAAGTAAATCCCGCCAATGACAAAATTGAAATCACCGTGACAGATCAGCCGGGGGCTGGCGGCGCAAACCATGTTTACAGCATCAACTGGCAATCCGGGGCGGTGACGCTGCAGTTTCAGAACGGCCCAATCGCTGAGGTCGGTGTCAACGGCATCACTCAGGAAGTACTGCTCGCGATCTGCGCTGATCGTTTGCGCGCCTTCCAGAGTGGTCCGTATGCATGCCGTGAAAACGCATTAGCACTGACCAAGATCGAGGAAGCACAGCACTGGCTGCATCACCGCACACTCGCGCGCATGGCCCGCGGAGTTGAAGGAACGCATGCAGTCTAGTTGAGGAGATGCGCGTGCAAGAAGAGTCACCTATTACGTTTGAAGCCCCGAGCTTCGCGCTGTTTGATGTCGAGAAGAATGCTGTATGCACAACGGCGCACGGCAATCTCGCCATATTCAGTGTCAAGGCGATGGCTGAGATTTGGGCTCGCAAGACGCCCGGCAATATCGCTGTGATTCCCGTGCAGATCGCACGCGCGAGCATTTCCTAGCGGGAACTGAGACCTGTGCATCCACACCCAAACAAACGACACGTAATGACGACGTACCGGCAGTACATCCTCAACCGAAAGCGCAAGGATGGGACTGCGCGCGGCTTGATCCATTACCGTCGAATTGTAGATACATACCTATGGGCAAAGCGGGTAGTCATAGCTGGAAAGTCTGGCGTGGATGTTTGCGAAAGCGAAGTCATCCGAGCCGATGGCATGCAGAGCAAGACATCGCCGGGCGCAAGCGCAGTTGCTACAAGTGCAAATACTGCGGCATGTGGCATTTGACGAGCAAAGTCAGAGTTGACTGAAACATAGCGGGTGAGGTGATCGCGTGCGCGATAAGACGATTTGCTGGAAGGTCGAGCTTCGCTTTAAGGACATGGATATGTCCGGTGGCGACAACGTCGATGGTCCGCGCTGGACTGGCGGATATGTGGATTGTGAACGCGCACTTGTGATCATCGCTCCTACTAAAGAGCTAGCGGGGGCAGCCGCGCTTAGTCTGTGTTATGAACACCAAAAAGCAGAAGTGAAAAGCACGCGGAAGTTATACGAAGTGGATGCCACCGTGATGGTGAGCATCTCTGACTGAAGAAGGAAATCAGAAGTGAAGAAATACATTTGCATCGCGGCGCTACTGTTGGTCGCTTGTACCAATCCAGACGGTGCCACCCGCGTGCTCAAGGAGAACGGCTTCAAGGACGTGCAAATCACTGGCTACAAATGGCTGACATGCAGCGAAGATGACATCTATCACACGGGCTTTCGTGCAATAGGGCCGGTAGGTACGAAGGTCTCCGGGACTGTCTGCGAAGGACTGTTCTTCAAGAACTCAACCATTCGGTTCGACTGATCATCTTTGATCGCAGGATGAGCATGTGGCTTAACAACGACGAGCTGAAAGAACTCACGGGCTACAGCCAGCGTGATAAGCAGCGTCGTGCCCTGGCCGAGCTCGGAGTTAAGTTTCGCACCCGGCCGGCGGATGGCTTCCCCTTGGTAGATCGATCGCAATTTGAGCATACTGCGCCCGGAACCCGTCCTAAGCGCGAGCCGAGAGTCCCAATCAACTAAGGACCAGCCATGGGGCGCCAGAGAACAACGCACACCTACCTGCCTAAGTACGTGAAGCCGAACCACGGCAGCCTGTACTACGCACCGCCCAAGCAGAAGCCCGTTCGCATCTGCAAGATTGGCGATGATCAGGCGCTCTATAAGTTCATGCTGACGCTCACCGAGCCGGCTGGGCCAGTAACGACAATGGGCGATCTGTTCGACCGCTACGAGCGCGAGATCGTGCCGACACTTTCTCCCACCACACAAAAGGATTACCGCTGGCTGCTCAAGTTCCTGCGCGAGTATTACAGCCACATGCGGCCTGACGAGGTGACCACGAAAGACTGCGGGTTGCTACTGCAATCGCAGAAGCACGGAAAGGCCGTGCGTGTACGGCTGCTCGCGGTGCTGTCGTCAGTGTTCAGCCAAGCTGTCGGCTTCTGGTTTGTCTGCGAGCGGAATCCTTGTCGCGACGTAAAACGTCCGCCGACCGGCAAGCGCGATCGGTACATCAACGATGAGGAATACGAGATCATCAAGGCTCGCATGCCTCTACGGCATCAGATCGCGATGGATCTGGCGCTACTAACGGGCCAACGTCAGGGCGACCTGCTCAGCTTGAAATGGGATCAGGTAGGTCCGGAAGGCATCTACTTCGAGCCATCCAAGGTTCGCAAGAAGACCAAGAAAAAAATCCTCGTGCTGTATTCGCCGATGCTCAAAGAGACGCTGGCTCGAGCCAAGATGCTGATCCCGCATTTACCCCGAGAGTACGTGCTGAGAACGGCCAAAGGTAAGCGCTACAGCGCCGGCGGTTTCCGCTCGATCTGGGGACGGGTAATGCGCAAGGCCATGAAGGACGGCGTGATCGAAACGCGTTTCACGTTCCACGACATCCGAGCCAAGACGGTGAGCGATGAGGATGATTTGGGCAAGGCCAATTTGCGGGCTGGTCACACGTCAATGGCAATGACCAAAGGCGTGTATGACCGTGGTGTTCGGAAGGTTACACCGCTGAAATAAGATGCACTCGCTACCGAAAGATGCAATGCGATTTTTTAGGCGCGCCCAAGTGATTGATTTTATGGTGCCGGTTGACGGATTCGAACCGCCGACCCCCTCATTACGAAGATGCTCTACGAAAATTCTGTACTGTGTTCTTTCGGTTAGACTATTCAATCACGGATCGCATCTTAAATCGACGTTTCTGGGCTGTTCCAGGGTCGATTTTTGTCGGTTACCGGGCGGGTTAAGATGCGCGAACTTGGCATGTAGCTCAGCGGCAGAGCAGACGCCTGTTAAGCGTCCGGTCCCTGGTTCGATCCCAGGCATGCCAGCCAGTTTTGATCGCGGATCGTCTAACGGTAGGACACGAGATTTTGATTCTCGTAATTGGGGTTCGAATCCCTGTCCGCGAACCATCTACCAAAGCTGAAGGCGACCTATGAAATGCCTTAGCCAATCAGCTGAACTGAAGCCATACGGCTGGTGGAACAGCGGCCGTCTTTGGTATTGCTTCGTCGATGTGGACGGCCGCAGGGTATCTGGGGCAGGCAAAACAAAGGACGAAGCCGTTAGCGATGCCTTGAAGGACGTCCGGAGGATTGCCGGTAAGAGAATGCAGTCTAAATCGGGAGCAGATCACGACCTATGAGCGAGCTATCGGAGATAGATAAAATTCGGTGGCAACGCGATACGGCCATGGCTGAGCGGGATCGACTGGAAAGCCGAAATCGAGAGGCTTACTACCCTATTGTCTTATGCTGAGACTGCGTTGCGCTCCGAGGTAGCACTGCGGCTTGGTATAGGGCGCGAGTCTAAATCGGGAGAGGAACAGTGAAGGATCGGAAGCTTTATGACAGGCTGCTTGAGAAGATAGTCATAGACGAAAGCACAGGCTGTTGGAACTGGACAGGATATGCCTTTGACAAAAGGCCGTACCCTGGCAATAGGTATGGCTGCATAGGTATCCGTGATCCAGAAACGAACAAGTCCAGGACCATCGCGACGCATCGCGCCATGTGGTTTGCAGTACATGGTAAGCCGGCGGCTGGTCAGTGTGTTTGCCATAGCTGCGATAATCCGAAGTGCGTGAATCCGAACCATCTATGGTTAGGCTCTCGCCGTGATAACACTATGGATATGATCAAGAAGAATCGCCATCACCTGAAGAAGAAAACTCACTGCAAGCGCGGGCATCTTCTTTATGGAGTAAATGTCATGGTGACTGCGGACGGATACCGACATTGCAAAATTTGTGAGCGGGGACGTTTAAGAATGCGATGGGGATGGCCAGAGGACCTTGCTTTTAGTGTGGCGCCACTGCCTTTGGGTCATGTCATGAACAAAAAGACCGGCGTTGTCATTACTGAATCGCCAAAGGCTCGTATGGCGCGAAAGCGATCTCACAGCGCAGGAGGTGAAGCGTGATGCAACGATACGATTTCGATAGAGAACAGCGGTGTGGCTTCCGAGAGAACCCGCACGGCGATTTTATTTCTTATCACGACTACATGCGTGAAAAGAACGACATCCAGGCGCTTGCCAAAGAAGCGCTATGGGCGCTCAAGCATCGTGATATGCCACTGCAGGAAATTGACGATTACATTATCAGGCAGCGCGAGATTGTTGCGGCGCTTCGTGCTATTGCCGAGACGCAGGTTTAACTCAGAAGCGCGGCGCTAAATCGATGACCGCCTTACATCGCAGCGCTAAGGCTTGGGCGTCTCGTTTGTAGGCGTCGAGATCTGGGCCGATGTCGATTGGTTGGCTTTCGCTATGATTTTGTCCATCCGTTCTATCCAATCCAGTGGCACTGGGGCTACCAGGTCCGCTGGCAATGGCTGTGGCTTCGCGCATGGGGCTGGGATTGGCTGCGTGGCACACGCGGACAACACTAGCAGGCCGAGAATCCAGCTCGCGCTGTAGAGCCTGTAATTGCGCCTCATAGGATTCACTCCTCGCTTGGATGGTTCGTCGGTCGGACAGTTCCTGTGCGGCGACCGCGGCTGCTTGTTGTTGTGCGGCGAGCTGGTCGCGTTGGATCTGTTTCTGCTCGCCGATGGATCGTTCATGGCTAGACCACCAAGCGAAGGCCGCTATGAGGATTAGGACGGCGGCAAGTTCGGCATAGAGGCGGTAGCCGATCATGATCGTATCCTGAGCGCCTTAAAGGCGATGTAGCAAACAACCGAGAGAAGTGTCCCGAATGCGCTCTCAAAGCCCGCCACCATGTAATGTCCAAAGGACGCCATACCGAGGACGATCACAGAGCCCAGCGCGCCACCCAGAACTTGCGCCATTGTTCCCTCAATGATGCTGCGGCCGGTCGGGATATCGGATGGTTGTTGATCAGGCATTGGCTAAACCCTCGATTCGTTTTGCATGTCTTTCTGTGCGTGCTGGCGTCTGCTTCGCGAGCTTCGAATTCCTGATCTCGGCCGCCATCGTGTGCCAGTCGTGACGCTCAGCCGCTGCAAGTGCGTTGTGGAAGCCCAGGAGTCCACCTATGCCGAGTTGGTAGGCCATAGAGATCAAGACCGCCTGTGCGTCATATGGCAGCCCCTGCCAGCCCCTGAGCGTGCTGGATAGCGCGTTGATGACAGCATCGGCTTCGATGCCCTCTAGATAGCGCGCACCTTCGTGAGTGATGTTGACCGTGAGCCAGCCGCGGTCATAAAGCGTGCGCCATTCGGCGGCGGTGAGCGGTCTGCGCTCGAGACAGCGGCCAATCGCAAACGTCAGTAGGTTCTCGGTATCGATATAGAGGCTAGCCTTGTAGCCCTCCTCTAGTTCGATCTCATCGAGCAGCGCGTCGCGGTTCATCGGTCTTTGTCCAGGAACTTGCGCACCCACACTGGCACCCATTCCTTGATCGTCTCCTGGATGCCATTGCGTAGATCATGGATGTTCCGCGCCAAGCGATCGGCTTCCTTTTTCGCGTGCTCCATGTCGGTCTCTAGTGCCGTAATGCGCTCGTGCTTGCGGACGCTATCCTTTGCGGTCTCATCCAGGCGTTCCTCAATTTTGTCGAAGCGCTCATCCTGCTTGTCATCACGTCGCTGTCCAGCGAGATAGATAACACTGATGAGGCCGAGAATGATCGGCACTGCAATGCCAACGATCCATAGCGCGTCCACATATCAATCTTCTGTTTTGTGGCGATCGATCTCTGCCTGAACATAGGCTTCTTGTTCGGCCGTCCAGTCATCCACATGCATGTCGCAGATAGTGAAAACATCCGAATCGGTGACCAATGCGCCTAAGTCCTCGATCGTGCGTTTCATGCCGCGACGGACAATGCTGCGAGGCCGAATTATCACAACGCCCATGCTATTTGCTCCTATCGAGTAGTGATTGGATCAGCTTTTCATCGGCTTCGACCCGCGCATTAAGTTTGGCGAACTGCTCTGCTTTAAATGCATCGAGGTCGTATTCTTTAAGTCTCACTTCGGCCTTGTACTGGTCGATGGTGTACCAGCACCAAAGCATCATCAGCGTCGATGCAATAAGCGCAAAGGTCATGAGCTTCTCGCGCCCTTCCTTGCTGATCGAGAGATTGAACCACTGATGTCCGCTATTGCGGCTCGCATCGATCTGCGGCGAGTGCGACATCGAGCGGTTATCGATAGGCAACCCGTATTCGCTGACCTCTATTCCCTCGCTCGTCACTTCGTCGCTCATGGCTTCCCCCAGAAGTGCTCGATCAAGCTCAAGACCAATCCCGCGAAGGACATCACAAGTGCGCCGCCTACGATCAATAGCGAACTCATGCCGCCGATGCGATCCCTGAAGCTGCGTACCTGGCCGACCGAGGAAGTCACTGAGCCCAAGCGGCTGCGAAGTTCGCGGAACTGTCGCTTGTCGTCATCCATGTGCGATTCGATCAACTGCTCGAGACGCGCTTGGCTCGTCAGAACCTGGACGCGAAACTCGTAGTCGTCCTTGGCAATGCGCAATAGTTCAGGTTTATCCGTTTCGCTCATGCCTGCGCAGTCCACGTCGCTGATGCACTCGTACCCGTGTTTACATAGAGCTTCTTGTCTGCCTGATTGAGCAGCAATGACCCTTGCTCGATGCCTACCTCAGTGCCAGGCGGCGCACCTGCAGCGGTGCGAAAGTAAATACCGAAGTTTGTGCCAAGACCGTTCACGACAAAACCATAGTAGTTAGTGACAACCTGCTTAAGATTCAGCAACAGGCCGTTGTTGGAATTACCGATCTCAAAATTATTTGAACTATTGAGCTTGAGTAAATCTCTTGCAGTACCGCCACTCTCTAGCCACTGCTCGGCAACTGCATTGGCAATCTGCACTGCTTTACCGAAATAGTGATTACCACTAGAACCGCCTGTCCAAATCTGTTTGTTGCCAGTACCACCAGCAATGTTGGTCATTGCTGTGATGGTCCCACTCACAACGGGAATAGGGCCGACTTTAAGGTCATATGCGCCGGTTGATTTAATAAATGTTGCTTGAGTGCCGCCACCTCTATACCAACCACCGTCAACGACGCAATGCACTTGTGTCGCATCGATTAGCGGAACCGTTGCCGAGCCAGAGCCTTGCGTCCAGGTGCAGCCCCATGCATTGAACTGAGGATTCCCGGATGCCGGAACGTTGCGTACGAAGTACTTGTCCCCAGAATTCTCAAAGTGAGTTCCAAAGCACGTAACAATTGTATCGCCAGAGATATCGATAGCCGTCGAGGCGTCATAGTCCATTGACCCGCCAAAGAAGCGAATATCGAGCGAATTTCCGTATGACCTCAGCGAGCAGGTCACCGAACTACTTAAGCTCGTGCCACGAAACTCAACTTGCTCGGCAGCGTTCGTGAGCCCAGATGGGAAATAGGCATTAATGCCGTTCGAGAAGAACCAGCCTTTGTTGCAGGTGAAGGACCACGAGTTGTTACCCGGCTGTAGCCCAACGCCGAACAAAGTAACTTGACCCGGGCGGAACTCAAACTTAGATGGGAAGCCTGTGCCGGCAGTGTTCTCAATCTTGAGAGCTATAGACGCCGTAGCATTACCTGGACCGGTAAGATTCAGGCCACCCAACGGCTCGCCCATGAATGGATCAGAGAAAATTCCGCCGTTCACGCCGGTCAACGTAACGGCCGTTATATTCGCGGCAGCCGTGGAGAAATCAAACAACACGCCATCACAGCGCAACTTCATCGTCGTATAGATAGTGAGCGCGCCCGTGACTTTGTATCGACCGGGTGGCGCATACAACTCGCCCAAGCCATTTGTACCGCCAAATTTAGGTGCGCACTTCAGCCAATTCTGAATGGCAGTCGTGCAGTCCAAAGTAAAGGCATTTGTCTGAACATCGGTAATTTGCGCAGATGTCATGAAGCGCCATAGATGACCATCTGGATAGAAATAATTAACCGGCGTGACGCCCTCGGCGATCTCGGCGGCGGTGCGTCGAATTGAGATCAGTTCATTGCCCTTACCTGCCGTCGTTGTGTTGGCGAGATCAGAACGCAGCGCCGTGTCGTTTCCGGTACCAACGGAAGAAACAACATTGCCAGCGCCATCAAAGGCCAAATACTGCCCAGCCCGCACAACAGCGGCAGGCAGCACCATCGACGGATTGTTATCAGCATCAGGCGCACGGACTGCAAAGTTGATCTGAGCTTGTAGGCGCTGCGAGATCTGCACGCTACGGTCGAAGTCCTGCTGAATCGTATCTGATGGGAACGGCTGGCCATCCACGTACTGGCTAAGCTGCGTAAGCGGTGGATTTAAGAAGATCGCAAGCTGCGCGCCGACAGGGACCGCGACCGTAGTCGTAGCAGTTCCACCGGTCGCAACTCCTGTGCCGGTAAGCGTGTAGTCAACGTTCAAGACGAGTGTCGTAATGACGCCAGTCGATGACGTTTGCTGTAGCGTTAGATCTGTGGTGGCATAGAACAGGAAGGGAATCGCAAAAGGCCCAGTGGTGTTAGCACCGGCATACACAACTCGCGAAACCGTGTTTTGAATGGTCATTGCATCACCGGCATCTTAAGCGCCTGTCGCGCTTCCTGTTTGTCGCTCACCTCTTGTGCGAGCTTTGGGAACTCTTCCAACAACTGACGCTTAGCGCCTTCTCGGTACTGGTTCATCAGATCGCGAATCATGATTTCCTTGCCGCCATCCGGACCGTCAGACTTGAGTTGATACACCGCCGACAAGGGATGCTCGCCAGAGACAATAGAGTTCATGAGTTCTTTCGCACCTACGCCCCACGCGGGTGACTTCCACTCATGCCCCGCAAGCTCTAGGAAGCGCGAATAGGCTTCCGGATATTTCTTGAGATCGATCCGCGCGCCACTACCGAAAGACTGCGACGGTGACGGCAGCGTGAGATTGAAGCCTTGCTTCAAGATCTCGTTATCGATCGGTGACTCTTTGGCCTTCATTGATTTCGCCGGTGAGAAAAGAGATTCCATCACCCCGCCTGTGCCTTCGTTACGTGACGGCACGGGATCGCCCCACAGGTCACGGCGCGGCGGTAATGTGCTCGAAAGCCCAGGGATGCGGCTCTTGAACTCATCCAGCATCGAATACACAGCGCGCTGATAGGGATCTGCTGCGCGATCGGCTGTTCCAACCACCGAGGGAATCGCAGAGCCCGCGGTTGAGAACAACGCAGACTCGCCCGTTCCGCCAGTGCGGCTGTCGTGCAGTACCGCAAAGAAGTTGGCTAGACCTTGCGTGTAGCTTGAGTTCGAGAGATTGGCTGCAATCGCAAGTGTGGTCGCTACGGCGATCTTCTCGGTGTCTGCATCGTCCTTAAGCTCGTGCTGACCGTTCGTGATAGCTTCGGTTGCCGAGGCCGCAAGCGTAATCAGCTTGCCGATAGGATGGACGCCGTTTAAGTCGTACCAGCGGTTGCCGACTTTCACGCTCCAGTTCTTTTCGCCCTCGCGCTCTTGTGCCTGCTGCAATCCCTTCTCTGCAGGCCCTTGCCCTTTGATGCGACCTTGCATAGTGAGATCGGCGGCACTCAGCATGATAGCCGTGCCGAGTCCCGTCTGTGCTAATGCAAGATCACGTGACGGACCGCCTTGTGCGATGTTCTCCCGGAAGCTCGACATCAATGGCGCAAGCGGTGTGCGCTCCATCGTGTAGCTGAAGATGCGTGCAGGGATCTTGATGAATGGCAGAATGAAGCGAAGCTCGGGAATCTTCTGCCGGCCATCCAATAACCATTGGGCGATCTTTCCAGGTTCATCCAAGAACGCTTGGTACTTCGCCTGATCGATCGACGCCATGTTGATGTGTGGCGGCGGGTTCTGAAGGATATCGGCGACACGCGAGCCAAAATCCTCACTCGCAAGCAATCCGGCATTCAATTCTTCTGTCGCCTGTCGCACGGCCTGCGCGTGCAGTTCCATGCGATAGGCGAGCGTGAGTGCGGCATCGTGTTGGGCCGCAATACCGCGGCGACCTAGCGAGAGGCCGGCAGAGAGATAATCGATACCTTTACCTAGCCAACCTTGATCTGATAACCCAAGCGCTTCAGACGAAATATTGCTTGGGAATGCCTCGTGAGGCTCACCAATTCCTTCACCGGTGGTTCCGGTCTTTGCAGCCTTCCATGCATACGCCAGTGCATCGCGCCAACCGCCCGTAAGTCCGGCCCACTGCGCTGCAACTTCACCCGGCGCTACACCGCCTTCCGTGCCGAGTGCGCTTGAGATCTTAGCGGCAATGGCGCGCTCGCCCATGCGCCAGAGCGACGTTGATGCATTCGATGCGAGAATCTTGGCCTGCGTGACCGGACTCGTGAGCAGTCCATCAGTCCACGCTTGGATTACCGCATCACGTGTTTTTGCATAGGCAGACTTCTGGACAAAGCTATCGAGTTCGTTTGCCATCCCAGCGTCAGAGAGGTCGAGCACGCGCTGCGCCATCTCTTGCACGTTATCTTTGCCGCCACCCATCTCTAGCAAGCGCCAGTTGATGTCTTCTAACTTGCTTGCTGACGTTCCCACCGGAATGCGCCAAGATGCCAATGCGCGTGCAGTCTCGGTACGCGCACCGATCGCCTGTTGCTGGATCGCGTAGTGTGTCGCCAACATCTTGCGAAAGGCGAATAGGTTTTCCTCCGTAGGCGCCCGTGTGGCGAGTTGTGCGACTTCCCGCAGCTTGTCGGCGCTCGTGGCCCAGAGTTCACGCGCAGCAACTGATTGCTCTGCATTTAGAGGATCGCCAATACGGCGACTCTCAAGTACCCTCCACGCGTCTTGTTGGGCAGCATTGAGCTTGATCTGCTCGAATGTCTGCGTGCCGCGCCGCGCTGTGTCAATCCCTTCCTTGCCGCGATCAGCAAGCTCCTGCATCGCGCGTTCTATATCTTCGGGTGCTTCGATACGGTTGAAGTTGATGAAGGTCTTGCCGGGAATGTCCGAGCCTTTGGTGACATCCTCTGGAGAAATCTGAGGACCTTCCGCGCTTAGCGGTGGCTTCTGATTGAGAGGGAACTTGAGATCAGGTCCAGTACCCTGTCCGGTAACGGGTTCCGTCGATACAAAAGGCGCGTTCGGGTGCTCATCGGGATTCCCCATGCGCTCCATTGCAGTGGGCGGCGGTTCTGGTTGCGTCACCGCCGCGGTTGCGAGCTCTGGCTCTGCTTCTGCAGCACTACGCACAGCATTAGCGTTCTTCATGAGCTTGATCGCCTTGAAGAAGCCATCCGTCAGCACGCCGAGGCCAGTACCTTCCAATGCGTTCTTAAAGCGGCCCTCGGCATTGCTGTCGTCGGGTTTGGATGACAGATAGTCCGTGACTGGATTGTGTAACGCCGGGAACTTCTCAATCAGATCCGAGAGCCGTCCTTGATGCGGATCGAATCCTGCGAAGTTCGCAAGCGCGCCTTTGAGCGCCGAGATCGTATAGCCAGCGGGTCCGGCGAGCTTTGGCAGATTGAGTGCCTTGTCGACGCCTTTCATCGACGCCAAGAACTGAGCGACATTCTTGACGAGCCCACCGGTGACGCTCGTCGGCGCGTTGATGTCCGGAAGATTAACCTTCGCATCGAGTGCATCGGTCGTTGCATCTTTACCGTGTACAACTTTGAGCTCGCCATCTTTCCATGAGAGGCCAGGAAGGTTGAGCTTTTCAGTTGCGTAGTTGCCTACGTCGTCAGCCAAGTTGATGACGTTCTGGTACGAGTCACGAAAGCCCTTAATGATCGCGCGCGGTATCTCGGTCGTACCCTTTGCCACATCCGCAACGGCGCGGTATGCCATCGAGTGCTTTGATTGATCAGGCGCCGCGCTATCAATAGGATTAACGCCAGGCGCAACGGGAGACGAAGGCTTTGGCGCTTCCGGTTCAGGCACTTTGATACGCGAGAGAAGCTCATCACCAGCCGCCGTAGATGCAAGCTTGTCGCGGTACGCCTGATATGGCCCCGTGAGATCGGTAGAGACTTGATCTGCTGGCGCGCTCATTTCTTAGGCGCCTCGGCCGCTGGCGGTGCTGCAAAGAGATCGCGCCAGCGCTTTACAATACCGGCTTGACGATCAAACTCTTCGCGATCGATCTTGCCTTCACGGAAGGCTTTAACCGTAGCCGTTTCTGTCGCTTCAAGGTTGGGCTTCGCCTGATTGCCGACCAGATACTTAGGAATCGGCAACTGAAACACCTGCACCGCTTTATTTGCGAGCTGATGATCGTTTCCGATCTGCACATACGCCTTATGGATCTGGTCAGGCGTTGCGTCTTTGTGCTGATTCATCCACTGGCTGAACTCATCCAGCATTGCCGCCTTCACCTGAGCGGTCGCTGGACTTGGGTTGAGTTCGGAGTGGCCAGAGAGTGTCGTTAGGTACTGAACGCCTAACTTCACCTGCGAGGGGTAGTTCTTCTCGGTCTCTTCAAGAATCTTGTTGTAGTCTGGAAGTGAGAGATGGCCTTGCGTCAATTGTTCTTTGGCTTCACTCCTGACGTCCTGCCCACCCATTGCCTTATCTCGCAGGTCTGCATAGGTCGTGACATCCGTTGAACCTTTACCGCCCGCGCCTCCCACCTGATCGTAGAAATATTTGTATTCCTGCGGTGTCAGGGTGTCGCGGTTCTTCTCAATCCATGCCGGCGTCAACTGGCCGTTCGCGCTCAGCTTCACGCCATCCTTGAAGAGATTGTCGTGATTGTCTGCTTCCTGCTTGTCCTGTAGTCGCTGTAGCCTTTCCGCATCCGCTACCCGCTGGCGGAATACGGTGTCCGAGTGGTTGATTAGCTGCAGACGCGTGTCAGGATCGAGCGCACGTATTGCCAGATTGCCTTTTGCAGCATCAGAAGGAATGTATTTATCTCCATCCCAATGACCGGCAAAACGAGCATTTGCACCCTTCGCATAGATGCTCTGATCAGAGAACGTTGCGTGATTTGGCAACTTGAATTCATCCGTGAAGTGCTGCCCACCGGCTACATTAATATCTGCCGCTCCATACTTCTTGAAGAAGCCGCGCAGGTCGTAATCATTACCGCTGAAGTTTTCATCAAGATTGAATCCTTTCTCTCGCGTCATCCCGATCTGGCTGAGCCACGAGCGGTAAGCCCTCTCCTGGTCATCGGATAACTTTGTGGTTTCTGGTTTTGAGGGACCAGCCGAAGTCAGCTGGAGCAAGGTTGCATAAGGATCTGCCTCGATTTGGCCCATCACAGCGGTTTTGGCGAGCGATGACTGCGCGTAGTCATTTAGCTTGCGCTTCGTATCCGGATCGAGCGGCATGGCGTCGATGAGCGCCTTACGTTCCGCTAGACGCACGCCAAACACATTGGGATTTGTCAGCACTTCATTGCCGGCGGCGTCGATCGATTGCTTTGCCGTTGCGATTGAGTTAGCCGTGCGTTCTCCGGCCTCATAGTTCAGTGACTGGGTCGCGAGTTGATTGCGAAATGCGGTGAGCCGATCACCTAAGAACTTCTTCGCAATTGGGGACGGTGCGCCTTTGAGGGCCGTCGCTACGTCGGCGTCATAGTCCTTTAGGACATTGGGCGTGAAATTCTCAGCACCATCACCTGCATTCTGTTTATGGTCCTGAAACTTCTGCTGCCAAGATTGCTGAACGTCTGCGAGCGTCTTAGCAGAATAGGTCGCTCCCTGCGCCTCTAGGTACTGCTGACTCGCTTCGCCTAGCGCATCGCCTACCGCTTTCAATCCCGGCGCGGTCGAGGTGTTGGCCGCCTGCGGCATAACCCGACGCGGTAACGCCTCTTGAGCGTTTACCTGTGGGGTATACATGCCGGGTTGCGCCGCGTTAGGCATAGTTCTGCGTGTAGTAGTTAGACGCGCCTTTCAAGAGCGTGGCGCCCGCGGCCAGATTGGCGTTCTTCTTCTGCGCCTTACCTTCTAGTTCCGTGCTCTGTGCGTTGTAGTCGTAACCGAACTTAGTGAGCGCACCGCGATAGCGAATATTGAGCGCATCGAGTTCGGCGTTGATGGCCGACTGTGTTTGGACGCCTTCAGATGTCGTTCCGGCCCCAATACCAGACTGCGCCAAGGTCGCAGACTGCCTGCCTAAAAACTCGCGCGCGGTACGGCGCTGCGTGCTCTCTTGCGTAAGGGTTTGCTGTTCGGCCGCTTGACCTTCGAGGCGATCCAGTTGCGCCTGTTGTTGCGCCTGCTGATCGGCTTCTTCGCCTTGCTTATGCTGAGCGAAGGCGCTTACGCCCGCGGCGATCAGTGGAATAAAAGCCGCCACTATCGCACCCGCGCGTAGAGATAGTGATCTTCTCCATGGGGTCCGTAGTTGCGCATCGGCTCCGGTGTCTCCAGCTTGAACTCAAGTAATTCGAGCCAACGGCAGCCATTGGCAAAACTCGAATCAACCGTAGCCTCAACCCTTTGCAAATCGCAACACGACAACATGCGCCGCACGATGCGATCCAACACCACGAAATGACGCTTAGAATCCCGCGCAATGAAGCCCCAAAGCGTGCCATGGAGCGCCGTTCGAGCGATGCCGCCACAGGCGATGGTTTCGCCATCCTGAAGCGCGGTTAGGGCGAGTCCAGCGTGCTGCAACTCAGTGAGGTATTCGAGGCAGGAGATCTCATTGCGCTGACGTTCCTGCAGCCGCATGGCGATGACATGAGCCGGCTGAAACGCAATCAGCTTCACGTCGGTTCAAAACCAGCAAGGTTCGGGAATATTCCAACCACAGTCATGGGTACGGGATCGTCGTTTTGCACCTGAAGACGGCAGTCGCTCTCATATTCACCCGGCCATACGACAAGCGTGTCGCCCGAGTAAATAACAGGAGCTGCGCCTACCGCCGTATCGGTGCTGTTGTCTCTGATGTTGTCGAGCTGGCCGTTCTCCATGCCCACCTTGCCGCCAGTGGTCAACATTGAATCAACCAGTCTGACAGTGCCTTGTGCAACGCGCTTATTCTTACCCTGTGAGGTTCCAACATCAGCGCCTGCCTCAATGCGCATGGTCACGAGCTTCGCCGTGCACCGCAGGCCCACATTCACCACGCTACCGGCATGCTCAAGAGTGATTTGTCCGCTCGTCACAACCTTATCCGGATGTACGCCGCCATCCTTTAGAATGCTAACCGTCATGCCTTCCAAATATCCAAGGCCGCTTATGACCGTCGCGGGAGCGCCGCTGTAGGTCGCGCCGCAGTCGACATAGAAACAGCTCGATTGCGTATCACCGGGTTCGTACGGCTTTTCGATGTACTCAACATAGCGCTTAGTGCTGCCGTTAATCGTGCGCTTGACGATCAGCCACACCTCATCACGCGTGCCATCAGGCGCCGGAGTTACCGAAACAGATTCGACCACGCCACTGCCGCCGATCGGATGGCGGTGCCAGCCTGTGACGTTATCCTCACGGTCGAAGGTGTAGCCCAAGAGCATCCCATCGCCCCGGGTTGCCCACATGATTTCGTATGGCTGCGCCTGCCATGCCAGCGCGGTAATTCCGCCTTGTGTGATGTGATACGCGAGGCGCGTCTGATTGGTCGAGTCGTAGCGATCGATGTAGAAGTTGTAATCCATCGCCAAGAGTCGCCGACCCGCCCGCTGCACATAAAGCAGCGACGTACCCACGAGCTCAGGCCGAATGCTTCGGCAACCCTGCTTACTCTGCCGAATGACGTGAACGTTGTCTGGCCCCAAAGGATTCGTGGTCGTGATCGGTCCCAATCCAAATTCACCGCCCTGCGTGCCGATGATCAACAGCTGCGCCGCGGACATCCACACAATCGTATTGACGTCCTGCGATGAGATGATTCCGGAAATAGAGGCGTCCGTCGTGACTTGTCCCTGAAAATCTCCCGCGTAGCTTGAGTAGGACGCAGGCACTGATCCGGTCCAGCGCAGTCCACCTGCCCAGAAAAGACGATCGCTAAAGAAGCACACACTTCGCGGCCAGTAGCCTGCATACGCACTGCCGGTGACCGGCGTCGCCCATGCGCCTAGCTGCCAATAGACCGTCGCGTTCTTGATCGCCGTACCGCCGCTAGAGTAAGCGGTAAACGCCGTGCTATCGATACCACTTAAGGTGAAGTTTGCGCCGGTGACGGCACTCAACGTGTATGCCTTGTCGTTCACCTGCGTCATGCCAACGACACCATCGATAAAGACGGGATCGCCAACCGCAAACGCATTCACCGCAGTCACGACAGCGGGATTGGCTTGTGTGATACCTGTGATCGTGGCAACCGTTCCAACCACCGCCGCAGGCAGTGTGCTCAAGACCGTTGCCGTGACTTGCGTTGCGCTCGTGTACGCAGTGATCTTTGCTATCCCGTAGCCTGAGTCCTGGTACTGCCACAGAACATTGCCTGCGCCATCCCATTGCGTGCCAGAGATATTCGTAGGCGGCGCAGTGCCAGTATTTGCAGCGTTGAGTGCCTTATAGGTGTTGCCGTTGAATCGACGTAGATCACCAGCAGCGACCGCGACACCCGATTGCCACGGTTGCACGTTGTAGGTCTGTACCTGCAACCGAATCAGTCGACCAACGTCAGTGGAGCTGAACACATTGCCGCCAACGGCTTTGATCGTGACGCTGCCGCTCGTTCCAGAGGCGTACATCGCGATACCCGTATTACCAACACCGGTCGCCGCATTCATTTCAAGAAATGGGCCATCAGTAGGCGCGAACTGCGCAAATACCCAATTGGTGTCGGAGAATCTCGTGAGCGTGTAGGGTGGATAGCCCGAGCCTGCGCCACCGCCAGCGATGTAAAGCACATCACCTGACTGCTCGAACTGCAGCGCAAAGGCGCCTTCGCTATTCGTTAAGTCTGCAACTGCATAGGGCGAGACAATCTCATACGGTATGCCGCCTGATAGCACTTGACCGTGATTGGTATAGAAACGGCAGTACCGATCGCCGAATTCGATTTGAAACGCCTGAGTGTTTGAGAACTCAAAGCGCCTTAGCCAAGTCCTATTAGCGGATGACTTCACCTCGGCCACGAACCGCGTCCCGGCACGCCGCTGCGCGGGTCCTTGAACTAGGCAATGAAAGTTCTCTAGGGTGTGGCAACCGACGCCGTACTTGTCGACGTCGATGCGACCTTCCATCTGTGGCGCGAGTTCGCCCGCGGCAAAACTGGTGAGTGCTGGGCTTGCCTTCGCCACGTCATTGCATCCTGGCCAAGATCCAGGAATCGTCAGCCGGATATTCCGGCACCTTCTCTATGGCGTTCGCGCGTACCGCAGCACTGATGGCATCATCATATTCACGTTGCGCTAGCTGACGCTTCTCAGTGCTCTGTGTGATGCGCTCGCAGCACTTCCAGGCAAGCATCGCAGCGAATGCGATCGTGAAGCTCGCGTCATACAGACCGGTGTCAACGACACGGTATACATACTTCATCGCAAGCGGCGCCGGCAGATTGGTGAGAATCTTGTCCCCCTCAACCGAATAATCGTCCGTGGTGGGCGCGGTGCGGTAATCAGATATGTCGACGCCCGGCCAGCCATCGCCAACCATCAGCACTTTGATGCAATCGACAGGTAGCTCAAACATCGTCCCGTATGGGCCAGACACTGGCGTTTCGACCAGGGCTGGGAGCGATGCGCGCTTGACGGAAAAGCGCCACGTATGTTTTCTGAGCTCTGCGTCACGAATGGACGCGTACTCGGCATTGAGTACTTGCGCCCTTGTGTTGTTGTCAGTGAGATTGACGATCGTTCCGGCACCCAGGAACGACAGCGCGAGATTCGCGATCTCAGCTTGAGAGGCCATTCATCACGCGGCCATCGTTTCGACGATGACCATATTGGCCACCGATGCCGTCATCTGAAGTGCGCCAGCACTGTTGCGCCAGTTCAGTTGATAGATAGTATCGGCCGTCGTGCTGCCGGTTAGCACATAGTGAGTGGTGTCCTGCGCGGCAGCATGCGTCTGAAAGCCACTATTGAACGTTAGCGTGGCAGGACCAGCATTCTTGAGGATGACAACCCGCGTGATGATGGTGTCATTCGCGACGCCGGCAACACCAGGCACGCCAGCCCCAAAATTTACAGCCGTATTCACGCCTAGAATCGTAGGCGCGCAAGACTCGATCTTCGCGTAACCAGCCATTACGCAGGCGGCCAGTTGTGCGAGATGATCCAGTTCTCAATCTGACTCAACGCAATCAGCACTTCATTCTTGCTGATCGTGCGCGTTGAGCCAGATGGATCGGTCACAATCGAGGTTGCCAGATCGACCGTGAATTCGCAGGTATCTGAGTTAGTGGCTGCGCCAACTTCCTCGACAACCGCGAACTCAGTCTCGCCGGGACTAATCTTGTAGCGACGGGTGGCCACGTTACACCGTGTACGTTACGAGCACGCCGAGTGCGCCCGTGCCAGTTGTCACGTCCGTGGTGTGTACCGTCGCGCAGATGTCGAGGCGCCCACCTGGGTCAGTGGCCATGCCGATAGCCTGCCAAAGCGGCTGAGCGCGCTTCACCAGCGTGTTGCCGCTGGTTGCTTTCATTACGCATTCCTGATCGATCACCGCTGCGGCACAATCAAGATCCGTGGTGAAGAAGCTATCAGCACTCGCGGCGGCGACTAGGCCGCCATCGGTGTTGGTGCGGTACACGCCGATGTTGAACTTGCCGGCCGTTTGCGCACCGCTCGTGACCTTGACCGATGACACCACCGCATTGCTCGGCACATCGACCAAGCGAATGACAGAGGTTGCCGAAAGCGATGCCGTGACAGATGCGATATAGCCGTACGCAGTCTGCGCCGTGCCGATGCCGCCTTGCCCTGGATTGTGCAGAACTTTCGGCGTCGCCTCGCGATCCGTGATGTAAGTGGATTTGAGCGTCAGATCAATTGCCATGTTCGATTACTCCGGGAATTACCGAGCCCAAATCTTGGTGACGCGCTTCTCTTCAAGCCGCGTGGCACCTGCAGTCATGTACACATACGCCTGCCATGGCTCGCTCTGTAAGTCATGACGTTGGCTAATGTTGGTCGAGATATCGTTCCAGATACCCAGGTGCATGCCCTGCTTCTGCCACATGTAGCAAGGCGTCGATGTGCCAGACTGATCATCCGTGCCAGTGCCTAAGCGCTCCGAATGGATGAAGTTAACGCCCAGGAAACGCGTGATCACGCCGTCACGAAGTACGGGCTTGCCTGATTCGGTGGTGTTGAAGTCGGTCGACACGACCTGCGCTTCTGCGAGTAAGTTGTCGAGCTGCTTTGCACCTGCCACGCAATAGATGTCAGGCGAATCCATCGTGATGGCTTCGTTGGTCAGCAACAGACGTTTGGCTTCGCGAATCTTTGCAACCGTGAGACCGGTCGCTGCCGCCGCACCTTGATTCACGCTGACGATATTGCCGGAGAGGAAAGAAGTTGAAGTTGAGCCCGTCTCGCCGGTCTTCGCTGTGCCACCGAGCGCAGTGATGATCAGATCGTCAATTTGACGGCCCGCCGCATCAACTGCGTTCTTCACAAATTTGGATTTCGGATCGATCAACAAGCGCAGCTTGTCGAAATTGTCGAACAACTGCGGCAGATCGAAATCAGATGGATATACCCACCGGCGATCAGTCGTTGCATCCACGCGGCCCATCGGCGCGTATCGCGAGTTGACCGGCTGCATGGTGACAGCGCCCACTTGTTCAACCGGCGAACCGGCCTTACCTACGTATTGCTGCTCAGTTACGCAGCTACGAAGGCGCGAGCCTTCCTGTTGAACCAATTGGTTCAGGATCTTCGCGTACTGTTGTACGTAGAACGTGGTGATATTGACGGACACGAAATAACCCTCGAAAAAGTGTTTCGAACTTTTCGAAGGCCGTGTCCGTTAGGGGGCGCTTCTGTACGGTTCAGCCGTACTATCAGACTCCTTTGGAGTAGTCAGCGGGGGCCGTGGCCGTGTCCGCGAAATGAAATCTAGATCAGTATTTTTGCAAATTGCAACATCATGAAGTAACGATCTTCGTGAGCTTCGTCATCTTGCCTTCCGGGCCGTCGTATTCCTTCTGCCACTGATAATCGGTGATCTCGCCAGACATGCGTTTTGCGGTTATTTCGTTGATCTGCTCTTGCGCTTGAGCCTTGGTTGTGCCGAATTGGCCAGGATTGTTGCCACCGGCGAAGCCACCTTCTTTCGTGGTCTCGCCCAGCTTCCAGAACATCTTGAGCATCTTGTCGGTGCCGATTGCAGACTCGAGCTTCTTGAGATCCTCATCGCCTAAACCAGCCTGCGTACCGATCTCACGTAGACCGCGGCGACCTAGCTCTGCTCGTTCGTCGAACTGATGGCCCCATTCGCTCTGCAGTGATTGCAGGGCGGCTTCTGACTGCTGCTTCTCTAGCTGCTCTTGTGCTTTGATCTCGGTGCCGATGAACTCATTCCACTTGCTAGAAATCAGTTCTGCACTCTTCGGCGGTACACCTGCTTCGTGAAACCATTTCGCCGCAGTCTTTGCAAACCCATCATCTGTCTGACCTTCCGGCAACGGGAGCTTGTAGCCTTCCGGTGTTTCAGGCACGCCGAGCTTGCTCAGAAATGCCTTGCGGCCTTCGATATCGGCGTCGTCCTTTGGAAGCACAACCGTGCGACCGGCTTTTTCATGGCCGATTAAGCGCTCAAGACTCCAAGCAGCTTTGGCCGCCATCTCTGGAGACTCATATTTTTTATTGCTCAGCCAGCCCTTGAGCTCAGCATCTTGTACCGAGTCATACCATGCGCCATTGGCCGCGGGTGTTGATTCAGTCTGTTGAGGCGTCGCCCCCGTCTGAAGAGGTGCCGCTGCTGTCGATTGAGGTGAAAGAATCTCGGCTGCCGTCGCCATGTTCACTCCAGTTGATACGTAGGTGGATACGCTTCATCACGTCTTGAAGACCGTTCTTATAAGCGGTGAGCCCGCCATCAAATCGGCCCGTGGAATCTTTCACAATGGCGGTGTCGCCGTGTTTGGTGAGCTTCTCTAGATCTTTGATGACTAGCTCTTGCTCGAACGTGCGCTTACCCGGCAGTCCAAAGACATGCAGGTAGGCATCGCGCATTTCGCGCAGACGCTTAAGGGTTTGCTCGCGTTCATCTGTCATAGCAGGTTCTTCATGAGTTGTATCACAGCTGCCTGCCAACTTTCAGCCTCCTGAGTTGTCTGCGCGCTCACTGATGGTTCAAGCGTCACGGTGACCTTTGGCGGAGCCGATGTTGTAAATGGCGAGATTGGATATTCTTCACCAAATACTTGACCCTCGCGCATGACGGGGCCGACGTCTTTTTTCTTTTTCTTAAGTTTTGTGCCAGGGACAAAGCCGGGGACGCTGCCAGTCGATACCTGCACAGCGATGATGTCGCCACCGCTCGCAGTCATTGACCCTGCTGTGAACGTGGCCGCAGCACCAGTGAGCGCAATGGTGATATCTCCGGCAACCTGTGGCGCGAGCGTTCCGGGCGTAAAGGTCGCCTGCATCCCGCTGAGCGCTAAGGCGAGATTCGGTGTGAGTGTGCCCGTAGCAATTGCTACGCTTTGACCCGCAAGTGCTACGGTTGGCGTTGCAATCAGTGTACCGGGCGCAAAGGTAGCCGCTGCACCGCTGAGCGCGACTGACGTTGCAGGCGCTAGGGTTCCAGCTGTGAACGTTGCAGCCTGCCCTATAAGGCCAACAGTCACATCGTTGCCGGTCGTCATCGTGCCGGCTGTGAATGTCGCTACCTGACCGAGCAGAGCAACGTCGGTGTTAGGCGTTACCGTGCCTGCGGCGAACGTGGCAGCTTGGCCTGTCAGTGCAATTAACAGTGATGGACTGAGCGTCCCTGCAGCGAAGGTTGCTGCTTGCCCCGTGAGGGCAATCGATGTTGATGGCGCTAGCGTGCCAGCGGCAAAGGTAGCTGCCTGACCAGTTAGCGCAACTGATGTACTTGGCGTTATTGTGCCGGACGCAAATGTCGCGGCTTGCCCGGTCAACGGAACGCTCAACGATGGAGTGAGTGTTCCGGCTGCAAACGTTGCTGCTTGGCCTGTTAATGCAACCGTGACATTGGTTGCGACAGGAACGCCAGGCTTAAACGACTGCAGCGGCGGATTGCCGCCCGGCTTCTGTCCTGGGCCGAGCTTGCGAAAGAAAGACGGGGTAGTGGCAGCTGCACCACCCGCAGTATAGGTGATAACAATAATGCCTTGCGTACCTGCGCCACCGGCTGTATTACCACCAGTGAACGTACCGCCGCCGCCGCCGCCGCCGTAATTTCCGCCCGGGCCGCCGTTAGCTGTTCCGCCGCCGCCCGCGCCGCCACCACCAGAGCCGTGCGTGGCATCCCACTCGGTACCGTTCCCGCCCGTGCCACCTACGCCACTGCCACCCGTTCCACCCGCCCCGCCTGAACCGGCATCGCCGGAGCCGCCGTTAGCGCCGTTGTTGCTGTTGCCTCCAGTGACGCCAGCATTGCCGTCACCATTGGGGCCGGCAGCACCGCCACCGCCGGCGCCACCATTCAGAGAATCAGCTGTTCCACCACCGGCGCCGCCCGAGTTTTTAGTCGATCCAACACCGCTAGTCTTTAATCCGCCTGCACCGCCCGTGAGGCTGTCTAGAATGCCAGCAGCACCGCCCTTAGCTCCGCAACTCGATGCAGCTAGATTGGCTCCGTTGAACCAGGTATCGCCACCCGCGCCGCCTGATGCGCCGCTTGTTGCAGTACCTGCCGCACCAACAGCAAGCGTTGCGCCATTTGAAGCGCTAACGGTGAGCGCTTTACTGTAGGCGCCACCACCGCCGCCCGATGCATCACTTGAGCCAGCGGTTGTGCCAGAACCGCCACCGCCACCACCAATAACCTCGACGACATCGGCAGTCCCTGGCCAATCCCCGGGTGCTGTAAATGTTGTCCCCGACAGGATGTATATCGTCGTGGACATTACGGGACCGGCTTGGGCAATGTTGCCGGCGGCACGAATGTACTAGGCGGAGTAAATACCCATGTCTGGTCTGCGATGTCGTGCTGCACTAACGTACAGTTCGGCACAGCATCGCCGCAAAGCGGATCAGCAAGAATTGCGCCTACGATATTGTTATTTGCATCGATGATGCAGTAGCGATCACTGGCAGGAACTTTGCTGGTAGCTGCAGTGACAGCCGCCTGCCATGCATTCAGATCGTTAGTTACCTGTTTGGTATAAAGCAGCGTGCCTTCGTTGGGGCCAGCTTTTCCTTGCGCAATGAACTGAATAGCATTGGCGACAGCGGCATTAGGATCAATGACGCGGCGAACACGCCCCGTTGCCTTGCTGTAAATAATAAGTTGGACGGCCATTCATATCACACGCCGCCGTAACCAAGCGCTTCGACCCAATACTGTTGCAGCTGGTAAGCATTGCCGGCTGCTGATGTGCCCATTGCTACAAACAGGTCGAGCGAGTTAGCTACTGTCGAGTCAAAGCCCGTTCCAACCGCTGGCGCCGTTTCAGGACCGACCGCAATATAAGAACCTGCCGTGTAGTTCGCGCCGGGTGTTGCACCTGGAGCCACAATGCCGGGTCCTGCATGCCATGACGTACCCATGAGCGTTGCTAGCGTGCCATTGCCCTGTGAGCGGCAAGTGAGCATGAATTGGCTAATCAGAGGCAGCGTGACATTGGTCGTTGTTGTTACCTTGAGCGCGCCCGTAGTGAAAGCGATCACCGCGCCTACCATGATCTGAAACGTGATCGTATTGCCCGATACGCCGGACATGCCGCCAGCGAGTGTGATGCGCAGACCGCCGCCACGTTGAAAGAAGTTCCCCGGCAGTGGAATGAAGCCGCTCGATGCTTCTGTTGCCGTCGCGCTCGTAAGCATCGACTTGGCGGTGGTGAACGTGGTGTAGTTCGTGCCAGCGACAGGGATCGTTGCGATGAGTTGAGGATATGACATAGCTGTCTCAGGCGAGCTGGATAAGCGCGTTGCCTGCGGTATTCGCCGGCATCGTCAAGGTGAAGTTTCCGGCTGTGACTGTCTGCGAGCCGAAGGTATAGACACCGATCGCTTTATTGCTCTGCGTTGAGTTGTACAACATCACCGCATCAAACGCGGTTGAGAGCGTGACGGTTGTATAGACAATGCTCGCGCTAGGCGTCCACACACCGCTCGTGCTGTTTGTCGTTGGTGCTGTCGCATTGGTGACGGTCACGCCACCTGCGCTATAGCCAGTTCCAGAAACCTCGCCCGTGGCTGTATAGGCAGTATTGCTGCCGTTCGTGGTAGCTGAGGCCAGATATAGCGCCGCCTTTACCGTGTCGGTAGTAGGTGACGTTAAGCTCGTGCGCGAGGTGAGCGTGACTGAACCGAGCTGATGATTACCGAGCATTACTTCGGCTTTAAAGCTCGTGCAAATTGCTTGTGTGTTTGCCATTACCCGATTACTCCAGTCTTCGCCTCAACGCCGAGCCCGTGTTTCAAATGGACATGAACTGAGCGGTGCACTAACAGCGAGCCGCTGTAATACTCTACCCACTCGGTATGCTCATGATCGTTATCAACGACGCCAGTACGCTTTTCGAGCGTGCTTTCATCAGCTTCGCGAATCACGCCATCGCCTAAGTCAACTGTAATCACTGTCATTCCTCGGTAATCGTCATCTTGACCTTGCCATTTGGAAGGTCGACAACACCACTACGTTTGCGCGGCTTGACCATCTGTAACATCATCGCGGTGAGCGCTTTTCGATCCTCTTGCGAGTCGGCCAGCATTCGCTCGTTCAGCATCTCTTCGACCTTGCGCAAGATCTCTGCCTCACGCGCGTCGTCATCCGCCTTGTCTTCTTCCTTTAGCCGCTTGATGCACTCATCTAGACGCGCTTCCCACACAGCAGTAACGCCCTGAATAATTCCGCGTATCTGCGCCTCATCCATGCGCGAATCGTCGTCTTTAGATTCCTTGCGCTTGTTCAGCTTCGAAACAAAGTCGGCGTTGTAATCAACCGGCGGCTGCACTTGGGCCTCCTGCATTCAATTGGCCAGCTTGTGCGCTTGCCTGAGCGGCTTTCGCGAGATTGAGCGCTGATGCAGAGACCGCGGGCGCACCGGCAACCATCGCTTGGTCTTGAGCCTGCTGTGCCTGCTGTTGCATGAGCTCGTCGATCTGCTCATCGGTACGCAGTAACTTTGCGGGACATCCGGTGATCATGGCCATCTCGCGCGCCGCGTCTGTCATATCGATGAGGTTTAAAACGGACTTGTCGAGATTGGCCATGACCGCCAGATTCTGGACCGTGTTCATGATCGCCGTGCCTTCCTCAGCGCGCATGGCGCGCGTGAGCGGTGAGGTGTATTCGATCTTGATCACGTCTTTGATGGTTGGACGCTCGATGCCGCGAGCTATCGCAGCTTCGATCATCGATTCTGGCAGCGGCGGTAACTGCCCCGCCGTCTGCAAGATGTCGAGCTCGCGCGTAATGAGCGGTCCAAGGAACTCACTCTGTTGTCGTCCCATTGCAGGGGCAATCATTGCGCCTTTCTCTTGGGCGCGAATCAATGCTTCGGTCGCCGTCATCTGCGGGTTCTGCACCAATATCTGGAACAGACTGGTGAGGAACGAATCGTTGATCGTGGTGGCTTCGAGCTGCATCATCTGCTCGCCCCACTGCAGATCAGCTTTGATCTGAAATGGCTGCGCCAAGGGCTTGCCGTCTGAGCTCACCATGCCGTAGTTCACTGCACCGGGACGCTGATTGAACGGCGTCAATACGCCTTCTTCCTCGAGCAATATCGGTGGGTCGACCATCTTCTGACCCGCGCGCAGCATCGTCTTTTTCATCTCGTTCAGCGTGCGGATCGCAGGCAATGCGGCAATTGCAGGCGAACGTCCGTAATGCTCACGCGGCGCCATACGATAGCGACCAATCGAGTACGGGAACGTTCTGAATCCTGAGCGCTGAATGACTGCCTTGTCTTTGAGCGCGATGTACCAGCTCTCGTACTTCATCGATTGATAGCCAATACGGTCCGTCTTCACATCCTCATTCGGCTTCACGCAGTGCAGGAAATCCATATCGACGAACGGATTGAGCTCGTACTGCTTACGGACCGATTCGCCAGCAGCCTCACCAAACTGCTGCATAGCCTGTTTGGCGGTGTATCGGAACTTGCGGAAAACGGTATCGACCATCCCTGAGTGATCGAGTGACCACACGATTTCATTCAAGGGGATGGAGCGGTAACGCAGTCCCTTGCCGACGATCTCATCCGTGAATAGCGCGTTGTTACCGAAGGCACCCAGGGACATGTAGCACTCGTCCACTTGGCTTGCGAAGTTCGCCATCGGTCGATAGCGAGCGCCGAATAGGATCTTCACCAGGTTGTCTAGGTACTGCGCCGATTCCTCATCGTCTTCCAACTCATCAAACCACGGTTGTAGCTTGTGCCATACCTGCGTGCGCGGCGTAAGCATCTGTTCCATCGCCGCAGCAAAGCGCTCGTTAGCCGTAACCGCAGTCGAATCAAAGAGCCGCGTATTGCGGTTCACGCCCTCGGCAAACTCGCCTACGAAGTTATCCCACGCAGGCATCACATATTGCGCAGTCGTATTCCAGAGCTGGCGGAAATTGGCCTGCTGCGACCACAGATAGTCGTAGTGCTTGATGATCGTGTTGGCATCGTCGCTCAATGCAATGACTCCAAACGACGCACAACCTGCATTCCCATCACCAGAAAGCAGTTCATCACCGGCCATGGGTTGCCTGCGGCCTTCGCAGCTGCAAGATCAAGCTGTAACAGCTCTCTATTCACGTTTCCTGCAGTCGCAAGCCAGTCGAGCATCTGGAACGCTTCGATATCACTCAGCTCCAGCACAAAGTGCTCTAACGGCTCGCCGCTATTCGTTGCATGCTTATGGAGCGCTTCGGCGCGCTGCATTGGCGTCATGAGCCCAGCAGCGACTTGCTTGAAGTGGTGACCGGAGCAGAGTTCGGCTGATTGCCACCAAAGATGTTGGCGAGTACACCGCGGCGGCGGCGAAGATAGTCAGACTGTTGCTGCGCTGAATTGGCGGCGGTATCTTGATTCGGCGCCTTGGGCGCTGCTGCTAGAGCTGCTGCGTTTTGAGCCGCAATGCGATCCTTCTCAAGCTTCGATTGCGTGAAGAAGTTGGCTGGATCGCCTACCGAACTCGTGTTGAGTTCGTCACCTTCACCTAAGCGCCGACCTGTGGTTTGTCCAGGCGTCAGGAACTTCACTAGCGAGTTGGTGGGCGCTGCGCTATTCAGCGCAAATGCAGCTGGATCGGTAACAGCGCGGAACGCTTTGTTACCCGTAATCTTCTTGAAGAGATTGACTGCGCCACTCATGCCGCGATTGCGACACAAGCGTTTTGCAAATATCAACACTACATATCGCTGTACTCGGGACGCTGCCGCTGTTGCCTCAAGCGCTCCCATTCCCTAGGCGATAACGGCTCTTTGACAGGGTCGCGCTCCTTGATACGGCGGATCTCTTCATCCGAGAGCGGATCAAGGCGGCCTTGTTTCTCATCCATCACATCACCGAGTAAGCTGGACTTTGCCGGCGCTCATCACGATAGGTTCGCAATCCTTGGGCTAGGTAGCGAAAGGCGTCAGCAGCGTGACTAGTCCAGTCGTGCAGCGGTGCCTGTGAGAATGCCTTGAGCTTTTCATCAAAGCGCTTCTGGTACTGCCTGAGAGCGTTAAGACCGCGATCACAAGCAACTGCATCAAACCAACACACTGGCAAGATAACGCGTACCGAATTGATGCCATCGTCAACAGACGCCCGCTTCAGAATGCGTAACGGGCGAATTCCTAAGCTCTTGAGGACATCCACGCGACTAGTAGCATTGTTGCCCCATTCTCTGTCGTCAGCATCGTGCGGCAGTATGTGGTAATCGTAAATGTACGGCTTTGACTTGAGCACCTTGGCGTAATGATCTGCTCCGACGCCTGACGTCTCGTAGAAATCGATCACCTTGAGCCCAAACCGATCCTGCTGGATAAACCAGATCGCTGTCGAGTCACCAACGCCCAAGTCCCATGCGGTAATCACGGGCTGGCGCGGATCGTAATTCACCTCAGTGATGCGCCCGCGTGCCTCCAGATCAGCAATCAGCTTGCCGTAATAGCTACCAGGAATCGCTGCATCCCAATTGCAGAAGTATTCCTGCTTGATGATGTTGTCCGCCTCATCATCGCCACGTTCACGCGCAATCTCACGGCGTTCTTTCTCGATCTCCTGATCGGTCATAGCGTTCGTATCTTTGACCGTCAGCAGCTCCGAGAACCACCCTGGTTCTGCCTTGCCAAGCTCGTAGATGCCATAGAGATGATTTCGTCCGCGGGGCGTTCCATTGAACAAAGCCCAACCGCCGTTCTCACGCATGATCGGACGAATGAAGCTCCAGGCGTTTGGGTCACTCAGCATGTACTCGGAATACACCACTCCATACGGCGGAGAGCCAACAAGTGCGTTGTAGTTGTCAGAGCCCACAACCTGCCAAGTCGAACCGTTCTTAAAGCGAATGAGCATGTCTTGCTCACGCGTGGTGTCGCGCAGTTCCTTCGGAAACGCCCAATCAATACGTCTGATGCCTGTGTGCGGATCGACTGCATCCCATACCGCTTTACGCGCCTGATTTGATTGCGGCAAGAGATGCCAATAGGTCGCAGGACGTTGCATGGCTTGCGTAGCCGTCCAATGAAGCGCCACATCATCCTTGCCGCTTCTACGATGCCAAACAGCAACAGCGCGTCGACAGCCGCCCTCTAGCGCATTCCAGAGCGGCATCTGATACGGACGCGGATTCCAGTTATTTGGCAGGCGTATCCGCATACCGCACAATCTCAATCTGCAATGGTTGATCCTTGTTACCGCTCAGCTCCACGTTCGCTAGCTTCGGATGCACGTATGGCGCCGCTGCCTTCGCAGCATCGATACGCGCGCCTTCATCTCCTGATGTGCGCATCACAGACAGCAAGTACTCCAGTGGGGTAAGGCCGCTGTTCGCAATCATGCGTTCGCGTTCTTTGGTCGCTTTGTTACCGGTGCCTTTCTTTCTGCCACCGTAACGCGGATGCCCTTTAGGTGCTGCCATAATACAAACCCTTACTATTTTTGTTTCCGCTTCGGCTCAAGGTCAGGCGCGTAGTTCTGTGCCTTGCGATATGAGCGTCTAAATTCCTCGCGCTCTTGTTCCTCGACCTGGTGACCTAGCTCACTAAGCACGAAGTCCGTGATGCGAGCGAAGGTACGCTGTCCTTCCGGTCCTGACAGGCGTTCTAATGCCTCTTGCTCTCGCTTTGGTAGACAACTGATGTAGATACTCAGCTGCTGCAGTAGCCGGAGCGTTCGGCCACGGATAAGATCGACTTGGATTAACACGGAGCTCTCCCATGGACCGAGAACAAGAAAGACTTGGGCACTTCAAAGCAATGGTTCTGAATGTAATCACGACAATATTGGTAGCGTGGTTCTTTCACTGGTGGGCGCTCATCCCGTTACTGATGGCGGTGCAATCTGGTTGGAAGTGGTGGCAGATGTATTCGCATTAGCATTTGGCTGACACTTCTGATGCACCAACTTTCGCGCCGTCCGCCCGCCCAGGAAGGTCGCATTGAGCGGGCCATCGTGCCCGTGGGGCAGCAACAGCATCGATTCGCCGCAGAATAGACATCGGCCATCCTGAAGATCGTAGAGGCGCTTTTTGATGCGCCTGCGGTGGACAATATGATCTAGGCGCTTCTCCTCGCGAGTACGCTCCTGGACAATAGGGTTAGCGCTCATTTGCTTTCCCTACAGCCACACCACAGAGCCAGCAGAAAGCCCGCGCACGCAATCCCCAGGGCTAGCCTAGGGTGCTCGTCGATCCAGTCGCGTTCGTCCTGTGGTGCGTAATGATCACGCGCTTCGAGGATGAGCTCTACCTCGCGTGCGTAATATTCGGCTGAGCGCGGCGGCACGGGGATATCGAGCGCAGGCTCGGGGGCGTATCGGCGGATCTGTTCGCCACAATCCAAGCGCTCAAGCGTAGCGGCCACGTGCTTTTCCCCTTTGCGCCGTGCCACGGCAGACCGGCGAGCAGAAATGAAACTTCGTGCGCAGCAGAACCCAACGCTGTTTGTAGTGCTTCAGGCCGCAGGTCATGCATGCAACGTAGGAACCCAATCTCACTGCCCCCATTGCCATGACCTCAAATAACTCGTAGTCGCATCGATGGCTTCTTCCGTCGAGCGACATTCGATCACCCAATAGCCTGCATCTTTGAGCTGTCGTTGTGCCTCGAGTTGTTCGTCAGTGACGCGGCCGTCATGGCGTTTGAATTCAATTCGTGCGCCGTGATAGCCACCGCAAGAGATATCGATGTTGACGTCTGGAATGCCAGCGGTAAGTCCTTCCTGCCACTTGTACACGCGGCCCGCATCGGTGAGCTTCGATGAGTTCGGCACGGCATAAATCAGCTTGCAGCCGGGATAGCGCAGACGGACCCATGAAAAATACGCCGACTGAATGTGATGCTCAGACGGCGATAGGATTTTCTTGATGCGCTTATGGTGAATGCGATCGATGTCGACGCCTGTCACAGCGGCTCCTCCAACTGCTCCGGCTTGGGGCCCACCATCTCTTCGTAGTCACCGAGCGCCTTGCTGTATCTGAAATTCTGAACACCGATTGAGCCCGTCTCGCGCAAGCGAACTTTTTGCACATGGACCTCTACGGGTGCGTCCTTGTTGTTCTTGTCGCGATAGAGAACGATTCCGTTATCTGGTTTGTTAAACCAATTGGCACTGCCGCTGATGTCATACAGCGTGGGCATCGGATACTTGCCATCCTTGGTTCGATATAGCTTTGCTGGGTGCGCCACAATCCAGATATGCAGGCCCATGCGACGCGCGAACTGCCGAATTTGCTTCAAGCATTTCGCAATGTATTCGCTCTCGCTCAGATGCGGGGGTCGCGTATGTTCGAGCTCGTTCCAAGGATCAATCACCATCCCTTTGATGCCGTGACGTCGCACAAGCGCCTTGGCGATGTTGAGAATGTTGTCTAACGTCCAGTCGCTTTCATCGTCCGGGAGAATCATCGGGAAATAAAAATCCACCCACTCCACCGCCTCTTCTCTGCGTTCAGGAGACATGCGCCGAGTAGGTCCATGACGGAATGGTTCACGGATAAATTTCTCCATTAGCCGCGAATAGTGCTTTCTCGCGGGCTGATTCTCTGGCGAGAAAATCGGCACGATCCATTGATGATCTCGCGCTAAATTGACAAGCAACGCATCTAGCCAGTTGGATTTTCCAGAGCCAGGCGTACCTGTCACAACTGTCACTTCGCCCGCCTGAACGGTGTAGTACTGATCGAATTCTCTCCATCCAGTCGATACTCCGCGCGACTCGCCCTGCTCGTACAGCAGCGCAATTTCTTTGCGCAGCTGGCTCGCATAGATCACACCAGCAATCGGAAATTCTTCTGCGCCATTGATGCAATCACGAAGCTTATCGACTCCGTGCTTGGTCAACACTTCGTTCGCGTCCTTGCAACCCTCCGGCCACTTCACACGCTTGCAGCGTTCCACACCGAAGCGGCGGACAAGCTCTTCCTCGAGCCGTGTTCCGGGCGCATCGTTATCGACCGCGATAATCCATTCGCGAACTTGCTCGACCCTCTCGTCATCGAGGTAAGTGAACTTGCTTGCATAGTTTTTTGCATTGAGTGCAGGCGCGCCATCAGGCACTGATACGCACGAAACAAACCCCGCAGCTTCGACCGAGAGCTTGTCTATTTCGCCCTCGACAATCACGCATTTGGCTGGATCGATATCATCGTAGCCATACAGAATTCGCTCGGCGCCAGACTCCATGCGAAAGTTCTTTTCGCGATCCCGATATTTCGCATTCACCAGCTCGCCGTTGCGGTGGTATGGGAAGCAAATTGCCTTTACGCGCTCCTCCACTTGCGGCATGTAAATCGGCTGCAAACTGAGCTTGTTTCGACGCAATACAGCAGCCGGAATGCTGCGTGCCGCGAACCACTGCACGAGCGCCACATCGAGCATTTCTGCAGGCACAATCGGCTCAGGCTTGCGATACACGGGCTTGCGCCAATGCAGGTCATCGCTCGCCCCTTTGTGCCCTTCGCGTAGCCCCCCACTCACGCCGCAGTGATGGCAAAAATACGTGCCCTTGTCGACGTTGACCGATAGGCATTTGGCCTGTTTTTTCTTGCGCTGATGCGAGCACCACGGGCACTGCGTATCGGTTTCGCCCGATGTCGCGTGGAACGCAATTCCAAGCTCTGCCCAAGTTTTCATGGCACCGCCCTCCGGTTGAGCGATTCATCGGGTTTTTTCGCGCCGTTCAGCGCTGCCGCGAGGTAAGACCTGGCCTGTTCTGGATCTTTGCGCCTGCAAGATTCGATGACGCCTAGAACCCAGGGTTTGCCGTGAGCCTTGATGGCCTTGGAAATCTGACCGCCGATGGATAAGCCAAAGATCTCCCTGGCTTCGCGGTAGAGGGCTTGATCAACCGACGGCGATTCGCCCCGAAGGGAATCTTCTGATTGGAGATTGGAGATTGGAGATTGGAGAGCTTTTTGTTGGGTTTCGTTTTCAGAACCCACAAATAACCCAGTGGGTTTTTCTTGGGTTCCATTTGGGTTCTTTCTTGGCCTTCCTCCTTTGGTTCCATTCTCACGAGCGGCTGCGATTCTATTTTGCGCACTCGCTATGACCTCCTCGCAGCGATTCTTTGACCACGCGTTATTGTTGAGTACGAAAAACTCATTTAGTACCGAATCGACAGCGCGTTTTTCTGCTTTGGTTTTTGCGCGGGCAACTCTGTACACATCGCTGACTGGAATAGGCTTCTCTGTAGCGTAGTACCGATCGAGTAACAAGTTGTAGGCGCCATGTTCAAGCATGGATAGGTGTCCCGTCTGCTTGGCATAATCGCCAAGATGCCGTTCGTAGTAGTTCATTCTCGTGGGACACGTTTGGCATCCAATGAAACGGCGCGCTTGTCTTGCGCCGCAAGGAATTCCGGCGTATCGAAACACCGGCAATGAATAATGGCGTTATCGTATTCATCGATGAGCCGGCCG